TCATGGGTCAAGGGTTCCCAGCAGCAGGTCGTAGGCATTCGAGTCTCGCAAGTTTGCAGCCGATGCGCTTCCGAGAGAGATGATCGACGCTGACGTGCCGAATTTGGTTGATTCGTTTAGCCGCATGGTGATTTTCGGAAGCGTCTTGTTGAAGCTACCTTGCGGCACCACCACCAGTGTCTTCTTCAACTTGTCCCAAAGCACCGCCCGATAGTTCCTGAAATGCTCTGGCAGGCTGTTGATCCACTCATCCGGCCAAGCCTGCAGGGATGATGCCTTGTGACTACCTGCCAGATGATTGGTCTTGTTGTCGAACACTGAAACAGCCGTGGACTGAAGGTCAATAGCGGGCAGCTTCTCAGCCAATGCATTGAGCATGCCGCTGTCCATAAATCCAACGATTTGGGCCTGCCCACTGGGCTGTTTAATCCCCGTTTTAAAGGCCTTGAAGTTGTCACTGATCGCCTTTTGAAAGGCGGGTGAAATCGTTTTATCGACCAACGGGCCTTGCAATTGGCGGGGCAAGGCAGCCAGCTTTTTACCCAGCGACAGTTCTGGACTGATCCAGGACTGGCCGACGTTGTGATCCCAACCGGGGTCGATGCCGACAGGCACCCTGTCCTTGATTTCACCGTCGCCTGTGATCACCTCGCGAGTCTTGATCTCGAACGGGGCGGACTCGGACAGGTCTTTGTCCTTCATCTCGGCTTCACCGTAGGCCCGCACGGTGCAGCGGCAGCCCCAGCCGTTGGGTGGATAGTGGGTTTGCCAGAATGCATCTGACAGCAAGTAAATCAGGCCGTTCCACATTTTGTGCAGCGGGCGCACGCGTGAGTCACCCGCTGTGCGGTATTGCAGATAGGGGCGCTGTGCCTGATTGGCCACCAGTTGCTTCCAGCGACCCGCCATGTGCGCCGAGCGCATGTTGGTATTGAAAATCACCGCTGAACGCCAGCCGCGCTTGCCGTTGTAGGTCCAGCCATGTTGCTGCACGATGCGGTCAAAGTCCTTGCGGAACTGGCCGAGCGTGCTGCCCTTGCTGCTCGCGTCTGTCGTAGCTGTATGAAAGTCGCGCACCAGGTCGGTGGATGTGGCACCGGCTATGGTGTAAACCTTTCCGTGCACCGGCCCTGCGAGATCGTCCCACTTCAGGCTGACCTCGGGCAGCTTGCCCTTGAGATAGTCGATGGCTTCGGTGAACTTGACGCCGAAATTCTGAGCATCAGCCATTGAACGCCTCCGGACCCGACTGGATGGCGCTTTCCAGAACGACAGTGAAGCCCAGCATGCCTGCCAACCAGCGCTCAATACGTGCGCCGCGTGAACCGCGCCAGCCCGGCAGCAGAGCGACAACATCACATGTCACCAGCTGCCGGATGGCCATGCGCATGTATCCGAGCCAGGTGCCGCACTTGGGTTCCGGGTTCTCAGTAGGGTTTTCAACCTCAAAGCCGAGCGCTCGCAGACGCTGGGCGGCCGCATTGAAGGCGGAATAGTTGAACTGGGGCAAACCGGTCATTGGGCCTGCGATGTAAACGCGCTTTTTCATGCAGCCTATGCCTTTGCTGCCGCTTCAGCACCGACCAAGGCCAGCGCGAGTTGGCCGGTCACACCCGCACTTTCGACGGTTGCCCTGATCTGTTCAGCGATCTGTTTCACCTTCTCTTGGTCTGACGCGGGAAGATCAAAGATGACACCCTTGACCGCCAGCAGAACAGCCTCTTCGCTCGAATCAGCCATGGTTTTCCTCCTGGTCGTCCTGGGCGGCCAGCTTTGAGCGCAGTTCGTATCCCATGAGTGGCCACACTTTTTGAATGGCGATCTTGCGGCCCAGCTCTGCATCGAAGTTTTCAGGGCTGGCGCAGGCGCTCTCGCCGGTCACAGTGAAGCCGTTGCGCAGAACTAGCACGCAAAACGTCAGGAGACTGAGCTGCATGTTCCTTTTTGGGAGGTCTGCGGGGTAAGTCCCAAGACCCTCTGAGGCAAGTCGATTTGCATATTTCCCAACGACTCCTTCATCAGCCGTGAAGTAGTGCTCATCGGCAATGTTTGACTCAATATCCGCAGGCGTCACACGCGGGGCTGTCTTCCCCTTGGCTTGGATTTCTTGTTCGATAGATTGGTCAGTCATAGTGCTCTCCGTTAAAAAATCAGTTGGCCTGGGTGGCAGCGCCGCGCAGGATGGAATAGGTCAAGGCGCGGTCGATGACTTCGCGCAGGGATTCGTCATCCATCTGGCCGACCAGACCCTCCAGGGCGGTCTGGAACTCGGCCAGGGTTTTGCCTTCGGACTCGAACTGCACCAGCATCTGATAGATGGGCGCGATCATGTTGTCTTCGATGGCCTGGTCAGCGGCATCGGCAGCAAGCGCCATGGCTTCGTCTTCAGTCATGCCTGCAGCCTTGGCAAAGGTGAAACCGGCCACGGCGTTGAAGTCCACCGTTGGTGGGGTGTTAGCTGGGGCTGCAGGCTTGCTGCCTGTCACACCGGGAAGGCGAGCAGTCAGTGGCAACAAGGCGTCGGCATCATCCACTGCAGGTGGAATGTCCAGTTCGTCCAACATGGCCTTGCGCGAGGGTTTTGCGCCCATGTTGGCGGCGATCTGATAAGTCTCGGCCCGCGCCTTGCCAGCGGCCTCCTGTTTGAAGAACTCCAGTGTTGGTGGTGAGACGCCATCACCGAAGTTGAACAAGGTGATCCACTTGAAAATCTGCGCCATGCTGGCCGCCGAGATGTCGCGGTCAGAGTCATGCACCGAGTTCTGCCGGTCCATGGCTGTCTCTGCAGCAGCACGGGCACCGACGTCAAGCTGCTCGCCAATCATGGCCTGGCTGGTGAGCGCCTTGCTCATTTCGCGGTTGCACAGGGTGATCAGGTTCTGCTGTGGCAGATTGCTGCCCCCGCCAGTGGGCGTCAACAGCTCCAGACCAGTGCCTTCCTGAGTCACCACATAACCGGCTTCAATCATCCCGGCCAGTGCCTCGGCGAGTGCGTCCTGGTCGGCTTCGCTGGTGCCCGCCTGGTAGCGCCCCACGGGCCAAGGCAGGCCGTGGCGCTCGCAGTACTTGACGAAATACCGCCAGCCACCGGTCTTGAAGGTCCAGGGCCAAAAGCAGCTCGAAAGCAAGGCCATGCCATAGGGGTTGTCAGTGGTGGGCATGTGCCTGGAGACCACAAACTGGTACGGTTCGACCGGTGCGCCCTGCCAGTTTCCACTGGAGATCAACAGGGGTGCGCCGTAGGCATCAAATCGAAAGCGCCGACCAGGACGATCCAGCACCTGGCTGGGCAAGTAATGACCGTCCACCAGGTCCCAGACCATTTCATGCACCCGATAGCCAGTGAAGATGGAGGCGGTCATCTGCCACATCACCTCCAGCCAGTCCGAGACGGTGTTGGGCGCTTGGGACTGCATCCACTGCTGGCAAAGCTCCATTGCGGCTGCAGCCTTGCTGTCGTTGTCGCTGCCGGGCGTCAGCCGATATTGGTATGAACGGAAGGAACCCCGAATGGAGCGAATTTCACCCATGACATGGGCGTCGGCCATGATGGAGTAATAGACCTTTTCCGCCTGGCCCATCTCGCGCAGGATGGGGTCGGGGTTGGGCAGCGCGAACATCGTGCCAAAGTACTTTTGCGGGTCGGTATCAGGCCCTGCGATGGGCTTGCCGAGCCAGCCTTTAACTGTTTGAACGAGGCCTCTTGTAGAGATCATTTTCTTTTTCCAATTCTGATTTTGGGAATGCCGCCAGCACGCGAGACAGCCAGCATCCACAGCATGTGCAGCATGTCAGGACCGTCATCGTGGTCGGCTTCGGGCCAGTGGCGCACCTGGCTGTTGAGCACCGTGTGTGCCTGGTAGAAAAGGATCAGGCCGTTGTTGACATGCGGACTCAGTGACTCAATGCGCAAGTCCTTGTCTTCGTGCGGATGCAACGCAACGGCTGGCACGGGAACTCCTTCCCGAGCTGAGCGTTTAATCAACTCTTGCCGCATGAACTCTTGAAACTGAATGGCTTCAAAGCCCCACACCAAGCAGTTGTAGTCACGCTGAAATTGGATGATGTGGCTGATTTGCAGGTCAGGCACACGGCGCGCCACGATGGCTTCGACCACGCTGAGAACACCATGATTGCGGTCAAAGCCTCCGACACCTGTGGCGCTTGGGTCGCGGCTCTTGTTTTTCTTACCAAGGCTGGGATCGTGAGCCCCATAGAACACCCAGTCTCGGCAGGGCTGGACCCAATACTGCATGTTCTGGAAGAAACCGGCCTCGTTGTTGGTGGGGTCGTTCTGGTACTCGCAGTCGAAGGCATGGTGGTCACCAGCGCGAATCTCCATCAAGCGCAGCAAGGGGCGCATGCTGGGCCAGCTGACCACGGCACCTGCATCCATGTCGGCCTTGTTGGCCTGGTAGAACGCCTCGGCCTCGGTCAGCGTCTCATCATCTGGATCGGCTTCTTCCGCATCCGTCTGGTTGATGAACAGCTCTTCCCACTGCTGCCAGAGGTCCATACGATCCGGCCAGCGCACGATGGCTTTGAACTTCTTGCGGGTGCGCCATTGCGGGTTGGTGTGGAATCGATTGGCGGCCGAGTCGTAGTGCAGGATGGTGTTGAGGTACAGCACGTCCATGCTGCCATCGGGCGGGCCGAGTGGCAGCACTACCTTTTTGACCCAGGCCTCGACCTTGTCACGCTGTTCCTTGCTGCGGACGTTCTCATCATTCTCAATATCGTCCAGCATCACCATGTCGGGCCGGTACGGGCCGTGGCGCAGGCCGCGCATGCGAGTGCCCGAGCCAAAGGCTTGCACCTTGACATTGCCCTGCGTGACGATCACGCCTGCGTTCCAGACGCGCCCGGCTCCGGTTTCGTCCGGGTAGTCCATCTGCAGGCGCGGGTTGCTCTCCAGCTCTACCTTGACAGCCTCCAGCATGGTGGCAGCTTGGCCGAGTGAGTCCATCACCAGTGGGATGAAGTGCTTGCGCTTGGTAACTATCAACCAAATGGTGCAGAGCTGGGTGCCCAGGGTGGACTTGGCCTCGCCGCGAGGGGCAGACACGTTGATGAGCTGGCCGGTGGGCTTATCGATCAGCTTGGGAACCGTGTCATACAACCAGCGGTGAAACAGCGAGGGTTCGCTTTTGACGTAGTGCGGGAAGTAGATGCGGCAGAAGTACTCAAAGTCGGTGTGTGCGCGCTTGCGGCGCTGGTCCCGTGCGGCCGGGTCAGTCGAGAAGCCGTCGCATTCGGCTTCCACCAGGCGGCGCTGCTCATCTGCATAGGCGCGCAGCTCCTGCAGGAAGTCCTTGTCCTTGAGCAGCCGTTGCTTCTTTGCCATCAGGTGCTCCGGCCAAACTCACGCACAAAGTCATCGGCAGCGGCTTCGGTGATCTCAATGAACTGCTCGCGCAGCTTGGGGTAACGGCCAGCAATGAACACGCTCAGGAACTTGACCACGTCCATGGCCACGGCCAGGCGGTTGGCGTTGGGCATGGCCCGGCTGGCGGCGCCGATGGCCTTGTTGTAGCCGTCCATCAGGCGCACCATGATGTCGGCGCGTTTGTCGGCGGGCATCTTGGGGTCTTTCTTGACGGCTTCTAGCGTGGCCAGGAACTGCTCGGCGAGTTCGCCCAGCACCTCGTTGGCCATGTCTTCCACACCGCTCTTGGTCATGCGCCTGGCGTTGCGCATCAAGTCCCAGTCGTTGCCGTCGTCAGCGTCCTGGCGCTTCCAGTTGCGGGCGGTGTTGTAGGGCACCTTGCACGCTTCGGCAGCGGTGGCCAGGGGCAGGCCCTGCACGTACTTGGCGCGCACCTTGTTGCGGGTGGAACGGTCGTAAGCCATTGATCAGTGCCCCAGGCCCCGCATTGCTGCGATACCTGCTGCCACGATGGCCCCCGCCAGAGCGCCGGTGCCAGCGGCGCGGATCGCGGTGCCGCGTTCATTCGCCTCCAGCGTAGTCAGGCGGCTTTTAACGTCGTCAAATTGCACACCGACTGACTTGCTCAAATCTTCAATACGCGTTTGCGTGGCAAGATGATTTTGCTGTAGCAGTGCCGTCATAGCGGTGAGTTGCCCCTTGACCTGGCCCATTTCAACCAGCAAGGCATTGGCTACAGCGGTGGGGTCACTCATGATTTCTTCCTTTTAGCTTTTCAAAAATGGTTTGGCAGGCGATGCACCTGATGGCGTTCGGTGCGGCCTTGCGGCGCTCACGCGGGATGGGTTCGCTGCAGTCTTCACAGCGGGCTTTGCCTTTTCCCTGCAGTGCACGGCGCGCGGCGGATAGACCATCGTCACGGCGGCTTTGCTCCAGGGCGGCGGCTTGTTCATGAAACTTTTCATCCACAGACAAGGCTCCTAGCGATCTGCTTCAAACTTGATGCAGATGTCATGGTTGATCTCCAGGAAGGACAGCAGGTTGCACATCTGCTGAGCCAGCAGGTGATAGGCCCGCGCTGTGGCCAGGTGGTTTGATTCCAAGTCCCGCATCTGGCCGGAGTCCGGGGGTGGCAACGGCTGGGGAGGTGCTGTCAGGTTGCCCGGGGGTGGCACCTTCGGTGGTGTGCCCGGCGTTGGCGTCGGCCCAGCGGCGCAAGCGCTCAGCAGGCAGCACGCAACTATCAACAGGGTCAGCAGGCGCATGATCTTGGTCCTTGGCAAGTTGATTGAAAAAAGTGTTGACGGCGACACGGCCGCGCTCCTGGCGGGTGCCCACAACGTCGGCGCGTTTGATCACGGCTTGGGTGTCGGCCTTTTGTGTGGCATCGGCCGTTGCATTGACCTTGAGCTGGGTAACTTCGCAGGTGGTTTGGCCACTGGAGGCCCCGAGGTCATAGACCTCCAGAAGCGCATACATCATTGCGGCGGCCGCAATGGCAAGATAGATGGCTGAGCGAATCATGCGCAGCTCCTGGTGCCCCAGCTGGCGTACAGCGGCTCAAACTTGCGCAGGATCACCACCGGGTAGTGTTGGTTTTCTGCCTGGCTGGCTTGCGCCACGCCGGGGTTGAGGTTGCAGGTGTGATCCAGGCAAACGCCCGGTGTCTGGCTGATCTTCTGGCGCTTGTAGACATAGCCCAGGCCGCCGTTGTAGGCGCTAAGGGTGAAGGCCATGCGCTCACAAGCGTTGGCTGCGGTGATGCGGTCAGACAGCCACTTGTCATAGGTCACCAGGCCACGCAATGCCCAGGTGGGGTTGGTTGGTGTGGCATCTCCCAGGCTGGCGTATAGGCCGCTGAGCCAGGTGCTGGTGGCGGGCATGAACTGCGCCAGGCCAACAGCGCCCACCGGGCTGCGCGCAGTCTCACGCCAGCGGCTTTCCTGATGCACCTGGGCGGCAAAGGTGGCAACCGGGGCACCCAGGCCCCAGACGTGCTGGGCTTCGCGCTTGAGGGTGAGCTGATGGCGGTGGGCGTCACGTGGGATGGTTTGGGCCATGGCCACAGACAGATAAGCGCCCGCCACGAAGAGCAACATGCCGACATGCAGCCAGAGGGCCATGCGAGTGATCGGCCGCATGTCAGGCCCCCAGGCCAACGCAGATCAAGCAGGCGGCAACGATGATGGCGCGGCGCAGCATGGCCTGGCCAAAGGCGCCATATGCGACGGCGGTGACCCCTTCGACAAACCCATCTGCGGGTGCTGAGTCTTCAATTTCATCCTCACCGTCTTCAAGGTAAAGATGTGGCCGGTCATACGGGAACAGGCTGCGGTCAAGCCAGTAGCCACCCCAGCCGCCCAAGGCCATGAGGTGTGATTTGTAGAGGGTGACGGCCAACAGGCTGCCGGGTTGAGACTGCTGCAGGATGAGGGACAAGACCATCAACAGCAGGGTGAGTACCAGAAAGACCAGCATGCGCGGGATCGCAACCATAGTGAACTCCAGACGTAAAAAAGGACTACTAAAAAAGTAGTCCCAGTGTCTGGATTCAAAGGTCTTTGGTCATGGTGAACTACTTCACCACGGGCCTATGAACACATAAATTAATGTGTCATGACCTGTCGATTACAAGGCAATCTCTTCATCAATTCGATAAGCTCTTACGGCGCAGTGGCAGCCGTCACGCTCACAGACCCATGGGCCATTGGTAGCCCAAAAAGGATCGTCCCAACGATACACAGGGTAACTCAGGCCGGAACATTGGGGCGGGTCTCTCCCGTCTCGCACAGCACGTAGTTGCCACAGTGGCCTGTTATCTGTGTTGAGCAGCATTTGCGCGCGCCGCTCTCGCATGAGAGCGCGGCGGTCATTGGCGGTGGGTTTGGGTTGCACCAAGATAAGGGTTTTTTACAACTGATTTCTCAGTATTTGCCCCAACCCAACACGCGACCATCCATCACGTGGAAGTAAGCGCCGCCGCCTTCATAAGTGGTGACAACACCATCAGTTCGGCTTAGCTGTGCGGTCATCTTGACTGGTGTTACACAGGCACGAACACGATCAATCGACATCCCAATTTTTGGAGATTTGTAGTCATCTCCACACTTGGCTTTGATGGCGTTGGCTGCTGTAACCGCTCGCTTTTCTCTATCTGCAGCTGCACGTTCTATTTCCTCCTGCTCTGCAATTTTTGTTTGTTCTTCTCTCTCGCGACGAACGCGAGCATCGGTTTCCCGTTGCGCACGGCACTCCGAAGATTGAAAGCACTCACTGTCACTTAAACCGTGTGCAGCTTTTCGGAAGTCAATGCACTCACGTGAATTGATCGCCAGCCCATTGCGATCACGGCAAGAATCGTCTGATAGCGCCCATACAGACGGGGCGACCAGATACAAAAAAATGATCAGCACGGCCCACGCGACAAAACGCCACCGTTGAACTTTGGGTGCTTGATACGGTTTGCTGTATCGCTGATTCAAAGGTGTCTGAAAAGACTTCATACATTCACCATTCATGTGTTGATGCGACGACCCGGCCCAGAATTGAAACGTCCTGTGACTTGGCCAGGTTGATGTCATAGGGCGGGAAATTGGGATTTTCACTGCTGAGTCGCAGGATGCCTTCAGGGAGCAGTTGGCAATATTTCACAAGCAATTCATCATCCTGGCGCAACACGTAGGCATAACCGCTTTTAGGGAGAGTCTGTCCAAGATCAATGAGCACCTTGTCGCCATCCGACAACTTGCCAGACATGGATTCGCCATGCACATCGATGACTCGCAAGTTGGATGGCGAAAGTCCGCGCTTGTTGAGCCATCTGCGGCTGAAACAAAGACCCTCTTCATGCGTGGCTACCGTAAAAAGCGGCCAAGTGCCGCAGGGCCTCCTGACCTTCGGCACTGGCGTTACGGTAATTGCTGATAAGCACGACCTCCATTGGTGAGAGTTCGCCCTCAACCTTTTGGCGCTCGTCGCCCATCACCCACATTGGGTCCAGGTCAGGATGGGCGTTAACCACGCGCATCATCAAATCTGAGCTTGGGCGCTTTTCGCCCGCTTCAATTTGTGCCCACTCCAGCACAGAACTGCCAACCAGTGTGGCGAACTCCTCAATGCTGCGGGTGCCGCGCACTTCGCGCTGACGCTGAGCCAGCTTCGCCAGCATGGCGGCTACTTTGTCGCCTGTGCGCTGGCCCTTGAGGATGTAGTTCACGTCCAGCTTGAGTTCAGGGCGGCGGGCGGTAAGCGCCAGCAATTCTTTCTCGGGAAATACAGATCTGTCTTTGCGACCGGCCCAGGCCCTTGGTGACAGTCCAAGCACCTCGGCAATCTCTTTGTCTTGACTGAAACCTAGCTCTTGCTTCAAGCGCAGAGACGCTTCTTCAAAAAAATTCATGGTAGCCCCTTGTAAAACACCAAAAGGTATTTAGAATACTCTTATGTAAGTTAATTACCATGTTTAACGGTCAAAAAAAGGAGCCTCTATGACCCCTCAACAAGTGAAAGACAACTTCAGCGCCCAAGGCATTCCGGTGAGCCGATGGGCTGACGAGAACGGATTCCGGCGTTGTGACGTGTACCGCGTACTCAACGGTTTCTCGGCTTGCAAGCGTGGCTTGCAGCATGAGATTGCCGTGAAGCTGGGCATCAAACCCGACCCCGCAAAGACCCGGTTTTGATGCCCACCCCAACTTACTTTCACAGAGAGATTTTCACACATGAAAACCCTGAAACCTGATCTGTTCCCCGAGTCCCTGCTGGCCCGCAAGGAGGCCGTATGACTGCCACCGCTCTCCAAGACACCATCAAAGCCCGCCGTGTGAGCGGTGGCGCCGTAGTGACCGTTGCCCGTGCTGACGGTCGTACCCACCGCCACCAGGTGAGCCTGCGCCGCTACAGAGCGCTGCGCGGTGCGCTGACTGTTCATGAAGGCGGCAATTTCACCCATAACGGCTTCGAGTGCCGACTGCGCGATGTGGCTGGCATGGCCGCGTCACTGCGCTGGGTGAAGCGCAATGCACCACGCCTCTTGCGTGGCAATAACAAGGATAAATGATGACAAAAAAGCAAACAAATGATGAGTTGCAAAAAGCGATCTCTTCGCTTCCTCCCGAAATGCAAACGCTGCTGCGACTGGCAACAGCTCCCAATTCAACAAGGGAAGTGCAACTCGAAGCCGCTAGGTCAATCGTCGAGGGGTCGCCCATCTCCTCTCTTCGAAAGTTCTTCTTCCACTTCATAGGGGCCCAATCACATGTCTAAAAATAATGAAGTTGTCACTGCAAATACGCGATCGATCGCGCTTTTGGAATACACGGACTCGGATGCAAGTGTTGCAGCGAGTCTTGGAATCGTCATTGGTGGCAGCCCGGAAGACCGCATTACGCGTGCAGTCATTGCCTATAACCAGGCTGCTCGGTTGACGGTCGAGGCGGGCTACTTGCTGCTGAGTGTGAAAGCGGAAAGTGGCCATGGCCAGTTTGAGGATGGCGTGAAGGCTCTTGGCCTGACCCCACGTCGTGCTCAGGAATTGATGCGTCAAGCGAAGTTCGTCACATCACTTCCCGATGCGTTTCGTGCAGAAATGCTGGCGCTGCCCAAGACAAAGCTTCTTGCTTTGGCATCCGCAGACCCCGAGGTGATCGAACAGATGCTGGAGGACGGTGACTTTTCTGATCTGAATGATCTGACCACACGCGGCCTGCGCCTGCGCATCCGCGAGCTGGAAGCCGGCGCAACTGATCTGGCTGTTGCGCGTGACAAAGCCGAAGCCGACCTCGCAGCGGCACAGAAGAGCCTCAAGCGCCGCTCGCGTGATGAGGATGATGTTGGCGTGCCGATGGTGGTGGCCGATGCGCGGGCGGAACTGGCAGCTCTGATCAAGAAGGCCGAGCTAGCGATCACCTCTCTCTACCCTGTGGGCCTTGAAATTTACAACCTGACCACCCATGAGGAAGCCCGTGAATGGGTGGAACCCAGTCTGCGGCTTGGTCTGGCTGGGTTGCTGATGGTGCGTGAGCTGGTGGACGGCAGCATCAAGAGCTTTGTCCAAGGCATGGACGGCAAGAACGTGCCCGAGCGCCTGACATCGCCACCTGATGTGCTGGCCTTCCTTGACCCAACCGAGATCAAGGCGCTTGCCGAAGAGTGGGCGCGTCTGACCGACACCCACAAGTACGAAGCCGATCTGCGTGTGCATGAACGTGCACAAAGCAAGCCACGCGGCAAGGGGCGGCCAGCCAGTGCGCCCGTCGCTCCGGGCAAAGCCTGACACCTACCCATACAGGTGACCCCATGGGCGCACTCCTCAAATTAACCAAAGACATCCGCCAGATGAGTGAAATTTCGGCGGCGTTGAATCCTGACCCGTGGGATAGCGCCAGTGAAGAGGCACGCCGGGTGGCGGGCTTACGTGAATCATTGATTGCACCGCTGGTGGACCTGGTGAACGGCGGTGCCAGCATCAACCATGCAGCGGCTCTGTTGAAGTCGCAACTGGACGCGGGCACGGCAGACCTGCGCACCAAGCACCTGGTGGCCATGCTGGCGGGTGATGCGACGGTGGATGTGCTGAGCGTGCCCACTATCAAGCGCTGGCTGAGCGGCTTCATCAAGGGTGGCAAGAGCGCCCTGCTGCCCAAGCACACCGGGCGGGTGCGCCAGGCCTATGGCTGGGAAGAGCGCGCCGTGGACCTGTACAACCTGCCTGGCAAGCCGGGCTATGCCGACGTGTCTTCAAGGCTGATTCAAGAGGGGTTTAAAGACGCGACGGAGAGCCGGGTGAAACGCTACCTGAAGGCGCTGCCCGCCACCCTGGGCAAGTTCAGCCCGGAGCGGATCGGCAAGCACCTGCACCGGCTCACGCGCCAGAAGTTCCAGCGCCGCAGCCTGGCCGAGGTGCTGGTGGGCGAAATTTATGCAGGCGACGGCCATACCGCCGATTGCTATGTGGCACACCCCAACACGGGGAAACCGTTCCGCCCAGAGCTGACTTGCTTCATCGACATCAAGAGCGGTTACCTGTCGGGCTGGTGGATGAGTGAAAGTGAAAGCACCGTGTCCACCATGTTCGCCCTGAGTCACGCCATGCGCATGCACAACCATGTGCCTGCCTGGGTGTATGTGGACCGGGGGCCTGGCTACCGCGCCCGCCTGCTGTCGGATGAAAGCACCGGTTTCTACAGCCGCTTTGACATCGGTCTGATCGGTGCGTTGCCGGGTAACCCGCACGGTAAGGGCTGGATTGAGCGCTTCTTTCGCACGGTGCGCGACAAGCATGACAAGTTCTTCTTTGGTGGCCAGGTGTATTGCGGTGATGACATGGCACCTGAGACCAACCGCCGTCTGAGTGCTGACCTGGCCATGGGTCGGCGGCAGCTGCCCAGCCTGAAGTCCTATGTGGACAGCTTCACCGCCTGGCTGGAGCACTACCACGACCAGCCCCAGGACAAGCTCAACGGGCGCACACCCGCCCAGGTGTGGGCCGAGCTGACACCGGTGCCGGTGGAGCTGAGCATGGATGCCATTGCCCGGCCGCGTGAAGAGTGCACGGTGGGCCGCCAGACGGTGCGCCTGCACAACCGCTTCTATTACGCCGAGGCGCTGGCCCTGTTTGACGCACAGAAGGTGGACGTGGAATACGACCTGCACCGTGACAGCCATGTGTGGGTGTTTGACAAGAAGGGCCGCTTCCTGGTGGAAGCCAAGCTCAACAACACGATTGGCGTGTTGCCCACCAGCCGCCTGGAAGAAGGCCGCGACCGCCGTCTGGCAGGCCAGCTCAAACGCCTGGAGCGCAAGGTGGCCGAGGCCAAGGGCCGTCGCGCCGATCCGGTGGATGCCGCCAGCCAAGCCGCTGCCATTGAGGCCCTGAACCCCGTAGCACCTGCCCTGCCTGTACCGACCACCCGTGATGACGATTTCAAAGTTGATCTCTTAAATTGGAGGAAAGACCAGTGAACACCCCCGCAACTGAAACACAGAACGCCTTGCCAGGCATGGCCAGCGCCCCGACTGCCTACACACCGCAAGATGTGTCCAAGGTGGACACCGTCAAGAAGTGGCTGGAAGACCGCAAGAAAAGCCGTGCCTGGCTGAGCAAGAAGGCCGACATCCCCAGCGGCACGCTGAGCCAGATTCTGAGCGGCAAATACGTCAGCAGCCCGACCCGCCAGCTTAACCAGATGCTGAGCGTGTTGGATGTGGAAGCTGATCGGCTGAAGGATGGCACACCCGGATACGTGCGGGGCAGCGTGCACAGCTTGATGGCTGTGGTGTTTGATCGCACCCGCAAGCACCAGAACTTTGGCGTGATCACCGGCTTCGTGGGCGTGGGCAAAAGCCGCTTCTGTGCCGAGTATCGCAAGTCAAATCCGATGACCCTGCTGGTGGAAGTCAGCCCCAACATGACGCCTGGCGTGCTGATGACCGAGCTGCTGGAACAGTTGAACAATGCGGTGCCTGCAGGGCTGGACCGCAAGTTCCGCGAGCTGGTGCGGGTGCTCAAGGGCACCAACTATCTGATCGTGGCAGATGAGGCCGAGAAGATGAGCAGCAGCGCACTGGAACACCTGCGCCGCTTGCGCGATATGGCCATGGTAGGCGTGGTGCTGGTGGGCACCGAGAAGCTGACCAGCCTGATCAAACCGCAACACGGCCAGTTTGACCAGGTGCGCAGCCGGGTGGGCATGTGGCCTGAGACGATCCAGAGCATCCACCGCGACGATGCTGACGACATGGTCCGCGCCGCCCTGGCGGATGCCGGTGAGCTGAGTGACAACGTGCTGGACACCTTGTGGGCCTACTGCGACGGCAGCGCCCGTGTGCTCAATGAGAACCTGATTCCGGCTGTGCGGGACTACGGCATGGGTGGCCTGCCGCTGACCAGCCGGATGATTGAGACGATTGCCGCCAGCGTGCTGTTCATGGTCAATCCACGTGCCGAGGTGGCGAAATGATGGCCGCACCGATGGCAGTAGCTGCCCCGCAGGCCGCAGCCAATGCACCTGCCCCCTTGCTGGCGTGCCGGGTGGTGATCAGGATGCCAGACGGCTCACGCGGTGAGCACCACGGCCTGTACTACCACCGCATGGATGCATTGGCGCGGGCGATGGACCTGTTCCCGGATGCCAAGCTGATCAGCGTGTCGGGTGGCAAAGCACGCAGGAGTGCATCATGAGCAAGCCCCGCACCTGTCATGAGCTGGGCGTGTGTAACAGCCGCCATTGCAGCGACGTGAGCGCCTGCCCAGACTATGACCTGCTGGCGTGTAACGACACGGCTTGCCAGGGTCATGCCGAGATTGCGGCCAAGGGCCTTTGCCCCAGCCTTCTCCCGAAGCGCCGGTTTACCGACCGGCCCGGCGTGGCCCGAGAGGCTTACCCGCAGCCCACTTTCCCGTTTGCGCCAGGCGTGATTCAAGGGCCGAAATGGCGGACTGATGTCTACCCCCTGGAGGATGAGCACGCCGCCCTGAAAGCGCTGCATCGGGCGCAGATTGTGGTGGTTTTGATCGTTTTGGCGCTGGTCGGCGTGAGGTGGTTCTATGTCACACACTGATCTGAGCTGCCCGGTGTGTGGCACCGGCCTAAACATCGCCCACCTGCTGGTCGATGCGGATGACCGCGCCGCTGTGGTGCGCCTGCTGGCACTGAGCACACCTGTGGGCGCTGCTGTGGGCCGCTACATCAGCCTGTTCACGCCACCCAAGACCAGCCTGACCCTGCGCAAGCAGGTGCGCATCGTGCTGCAGCTGCTGCCCGACCTGGAGCGCCGAGCCATCACCCACCGTGGGCGCGATTGGCAGGTGCCCCTGAAGGTGTGGGAGGCAGGCATTGACCAGATGCTGGCCGCACGCGATGCCGGTAAGTTGGATTTGCCGATGAAGGGGCACGCCTATCTGTATTCGATCTTGATGAGCCTGGCTGACAAGACCGAGGCCATCGCAGAGGCGCAAAGCGAGGCCCAGCGCCGCACATCCGCCGCCACCTACCAGGTGCGCGGACAGACCTTGCCGATGGGCCAGGCACTGGATCAGGTGTTTGGTGGCATTGACCCTGAGCTGGCCAAGAGGAATGCCGATGCGAGCAAAGCCGCACCTGTGCCTGCCGAGTCGCGTGCCCTGTTGCAAGCCCTGAAGCAAGGCAAGAAACCCTGATTTTTACAACTGAAAAGGAATTGACCATGAACGAACAAAAAGAAGCTGTGCCCCCTGGCTACTGGAAGGATGCCAATGGCTCCCTGGTGCCGGTGTCGAAGATCAAGGAAATCGACAAGCTGCGCCACCAGTGTGTGACCGGCCTTGCCGAGGCAGCTAAGAAGGCAAGCGCCGACTTGCTGGCTTTCAAGCTCTGTGCCATGCAGGAAGTCCAGACCTTCATTGAGACCAGCCTGGACAAATATGACGTGAAGCAGGGTGGCAAGAAGGGCAACGTCTCGCTGGTCTCGTTTGATGGCCGCTTCAAGATCACCCGCACCATGCAGGACTCCATCGTGTTTGATGAGCGCCTGCAGGCCGCCAAGGCACTGGTGGATGAATGTGTGAAAGCATGGAGCAAG